AAAAGCTCCAGCCCACGCACCAGAGGTGGTAGCAGGAATAATGGTGCCAACGGTTCCGCCATTAGCAGTTGTACCGTACTGAACTGGTTGTCCTTTAAAAATATTAGAGGCATAACCAGAAACGATGCCGCTAGCCAACGCCTGAGCACGATCCAAACCTGAGGGATGGAACGCAGGACGCAAGCCAAACGGAGCAGATAAAGAACTCATTTTATTCTCCTAAAAATTAACCCGAAAATACGGGTGATTTATTTGGTTGCTGTTCAATAGAGCCCATACCGTCGCCTTCAACTCCAAGTAGTGATTTGCCATTGCTGTCACGACCTTGCAAGCTTTCCAATTGGATCTTGATCTTTTCTGCTTCTTCACGAGGTTTGTCGTGATGCATATGAGTCATGACCTCTTGGAATACATCCATAGGTAGTTTGAACAAAAGCATTTCATTGCATGAGATATAACCTACATGCTCACCTGACTTAACCTTATAGTCTTCAAAGCCGGGTAACTCTTCAGATTTAACTGGAACGTACCCTAAGCGAATCCGCTTATCGATTGAGTCATAGCTGTTAGTTGTTGATAGCCAACAAAGGTGCCACCCTTTCATATCGGGTAGTTTGGGCAATGCTGATTGCGTCCATTCCTCGCTCCACATTTTCTTACGTTCCTGCGTCGAAATGAACTTGTCTTCTGGTGCTGAATGGCTTGCTTCCCCGTTCGAGCGGTCTTGGCGACCATTAGCATTTAAAGATTTTTTGAGACGTGATTCCATAGTATTTTCCCCTTAGATTAATTGTTACGGTTAGCTCGGTCAAAAGCTATAAAGTTCTTGATCATTTTCGCTTTACGCTCTGGATTTTCCCAAGCACCAGCGTCCTTCATAGCTTTCACCCTTTCAGGGGAAAGTACGAACTGGGAGCGATTACTGCCCCCATAAGCGGCTGATGCTTCACGTCCTGAGCTACCCACAATATTCCTTGGTCGTCTGACACTACGGGATTCGTCGTCATTACTATCATTGTAACGATGTGGCAGTTCTTTTTGCAAGCGGCTATCTAATTCATCCCAATAATCAGGATCTTTTGGATCCCAACGTTGTGCCACCATCAATTCGTCAATCTTCTTAGCGATCCGACTGTCAGCATCTGAGCCAGATGGATCGTACCAAGAATTCTTTTTAACCCACTGGGCCGCTAATCGTTGAACCATTGGATCTGCCGCTGGGCCAGCTTGTTGTTGGCGTGGTTGTTTCAATTCTCTGTCAGCTTGAGTGCGAAGAGTGTTCAAGTGGCGAACTTCTTCTTGTGCAGACTGCCAAAGTGTTTGAGCTTCAACCAATGCCTGACCGTCGCCATTGTTTCCGGCTTCAGCAAGCTTCATTTTTGCGTATTCAAGCCTAACTTGTGCATCATCAATACCTTTTTCGATGCGAACAAGCTGTTCTGACTTGGTATTACGCTCCAATTGATTCAATCGACTCTTAAATTCTTCATTTTCCCGTTGCAAAGATTGCAAACGGACGTCTTTTTCCTGATTTGTTTTGCGAATCAGGTCTTTTTTAGCACGACGACGGTTGCGTTTCGCCGCACGAAGCTCTTCATCGTCATCAGGATGGTCATAATCAGCAGGATCTGCATTCTGATTACCGTCTTGGGCACGATCAAAGCCATTTTGCTCGTTAGTTTCTTCTGCACCGAGCAAATTTTCAGGTACTTCTACCGTTGCGGAGCCATCTTGGCCCTCAATAACGGCTAAATCTTCATCTTTTTGGTTTTCAGCCATTTAATTTCCCCTTAAACGTAAGCTTTAAACGACAACGGATCATCCGTTACCGCTGAAATAAGCTCATGGTCGTTGATAGTCATGAATAAAACTGGTTCTTGTTCCTCTTTACTGTAGTCGACTTCACTTGGAACGTAACGCTCCCAGCGATCTCCACCCCATTTAGGAACACGAACGAAGTCACCAATCTCAGCCCAACATCCTTCGGCCCAAGGTTGCATAGTGTCTCTGTTCTTGAATGCCAATGGGCCAACAGCCACGACCTTACCGATCATGTTGTTCCATTTTTCATTCTCTTTAGTTTCATCCACGATAATGATTCGTCCAGCCTTCTTCTTAATGCGTCGAAGTTGTACGATCACACGACCCCCAAATGGACGTTGTCCGGGGTTTACTTCAGGGAATGCCCATGACATTTCGTCTGCATCAGGCGTGCCCTTTTTCTCTGCAATAGTAGGGATCTTTTCTATTTCACTCATTTTATTTCCTCTCACATCATATTTCAGATGCATTACGCACTTTTCAATGCTAGGTTTACTCTTTGTTTTCTTCCTCTTCCAACATGCTGTCAATCATATCTAAGGCTGATTGAAGCCCTTGATATTCACCGACCATCCGTTGGTACGATTCCCAGTTAAAGGGTGTCCCTACTGCTAGGGCCAACTGCAACTCAGAATGTCGTATCTTAATCCTATGGATTAATGCTTCAATCATTTGTGCTTCTTGCTGTGGGTATGAGATAGACCGCCTTGCTTTTTACCTTCGTGGCTAGAAGACTTGCTTCCGCCCTTTGGTTCTAAGCTAGTGCCGTCAAGCTTTACACCCATGGCTAGACGAGCGTGGTACCGTACATCAATACCTTTCTGTTCGTTATCCGATGTTGCCATTTGGAGCTCCTTGTTGAGGTTGTGTAGCAGGTGCTACGGGTTGCACAGGCGGAACCTGTGATTGGGCCTGAGCGACGTTTTGAATCGTCTCATGCGTCAATTCTGCGTTCTTGATAGCAATCTTGGTTTGATTGTCATCAATGTGTTCTTGCATATCCTTTTGCAACTTCTGTTGTGCAATCTGGATGTCTGCTTTGTCTTTCTCAGTCTTGCGCTGTGTTTCAGCCATGCTGGTGTCCTTAACAACTTGTGCGTCAGGTGGCAAGCTTGGAGGAGCACTGCTACGTTGTTGAGCCGCTTGGATAAGTTGCTGGAACGGTTGCTGGAATTGCTTGAACACTTCTGTTGTGTCGAGCATAACGTGAGCACCAATCGTCGTGTAGACACGGTCAATAGTTGGTGTGTATGTTGGATCATCGTAGTCGTCCACAGGGCCTCCTGTAGTCTTCTCGACGTATCCATTGGAACGATTGAGATACCACAAGGTCATGTGTTGCTTAATATGCTCTATCAGGTTGTTCAGATAGTTTGGATCTGCAAATGGTGACTGTCCCAAGAATGGGTTCAGGTAAAACTGCAAGTGATCCTGAATATGAGCAATGTGATCTTGCTGGACGTATGCATAGGCAGGCTGTCCAATCAATAGAGCGGCATTCTCATCAGCTGATGTACGTTGCTCAGGAGCTGGAACGTCTTGCATCAACTCATTGATGTTTGGAACCTTCATTTGCTTGAGTACACGAGAAAGCACATTGCTAATGTTGAACTGATCAGGGTGCTTCTCAGCCAAAGCCAATACAGCCTGAGACTGAGCCATACGCTGAGTTTCAGAGAAGATATTAGGATCAGAGACTGGTACTACGTCTGTGTTCTTTTCAAAGTCTTGACGGGTGATTTTCAAATCGGCAACCACGTCTCCCTTTTGCATTTCATCAAAGTACCAGCGATTGAGTCGGCAAAGGATTTTTAATACACGAGCTTGTGATGCATGTAAGCGTGCATGGATGGATGAGTAAACATGCGCACCTTGCTCAATTAGAGCTTGGGCCGTACCTACAGGCATATTGTTGGTAGCATCGGCAATCTTCTCTTCGGAAGTGCTGATCACACCTTTAGCGGCTTGATCCAACCATACAAGCAATTCCATTAGCACTGGGCTTGGTGGATTGAATGGCATTGGCATAGCAATCTGACGGATGTCCTGTACTCCGGGTGCTCCTTCGATCTCTACGATTTGTGTGACGTCTACTTGTTGGCTTTGTCCACTGATCTTTGCTCCTTTGAGCTTGAGCATCGTAGCCGCATTGTTAATGTGCGCTATCTAATAGAGCACGCAATGAGCCAGTAAGAGCGGCACTAAGACCACCAATAAGGTGAGGAAGACCAATAGCATAAGCCCCACGCCATGGAATAAATTTAAACTCAACAATCCAATCAAGCTTAGTTCGGGTCTCATCTGATTCCTCCCAGTTGCGATATAGGCCAACTACTTCGTTGTCCAGTTCGTCGATCATTAGGATGTAAGGAGCGTTCTTACCCTTAGTTTTCTTATCTTCGTCAATCTCAAGCCATGTGTAGATGTGATACACCTTACGCAGGCCGTCTTTGTTGTCTTCAAATTGCTTGCCTTCAATCTTGTTGTTGGCTTGAGCTACTTTTCCTTCTTCGATAGACTCACTGGCTTTCATGTAACTAATGTCACGATACATTCCAGTACGAATACGACGTTCGAACTCGTAGGTGGTTATCTCGTGTACTTCAGCCGCACGTTGGGCGGTATAGAAGTTAGTTGCCGCAAATGGCAGAATGACTCGGTCGATAGGTAAGAACTCAACAGTAGGGCGACGCTTCTCTTCGTCGAACCATAGCTTAAAGTACTGTGATCCACCCAATGGAAGCTGAGTCAGTAGTTGCTCTTGCTCGTCTTTGAATTCTTCGATCTGTTCAGTAATCTGCCAGTTTAAGTACTCGGCTTTACGTTCTGCTGTAGCCGACTTCAGGTTGTCCTGTGGACCAAGAATCTTAGTTTTGACTGGGCCATCAGGTGGGAACATCTCTTTAATGGCACGGGCTGCAAAGTCTACACAGCCTTCAGCCATTGCAGGGTGAACTACTTTGGATGCACCCATAAATGTTGCACCACCGGGGGCATCGTTGCCCATACCAGTACGTTTGATTCCCTCTTCGTATTGCTTATCTCTTAATTCACGAGCCTGCTTATCAGACTCCAATAAGTCAATGTAACGGAAGGTCAAGTCAGACAATGTGCTTGGCATAACTGAGTCAGCCAAGTTGTCATAGAACTCAGGATTAAATTCAGGGCCATCATCTAATTCAATGATTGCCGAACCGTCTTCTTGTTCCTCGATATCGTCTTCAGCAATATCTACGATGGCAGAACCATCTTCTTTTTCGTCAATATTAATATCGTCGTGGTCACTCATTATTTAGCCTTCTTACGTTTTGAATTGCGGAGTGCTCTTAAGTCCAGCCCTTTATGCTTGGCGGCTTTCTGAGGATTCCGTAGGTGATGCTTTGGCTTTGTATAACCTTCAGTATCATGATGATGCTCAAGGCCATGGAACTGGGAGTAAAAGTCCTCTATAGGTATTTTCTTTTTAGATGTCATGCTTTGCCCCCGTCATCATTAGTAATTGGAATCATTCCACCTGTCTGCGGTTTGATTCGCACATCTTTGTTCTGAGCAATGGTGTTGCCTTTTTTGTCTCTTGCATAGATAGGAGAGCCAGTCTTTTCGCTCTTAGCCATCTTTAAAGCAGGATCATAATGCACAAAGAATCCGTTAGAGTCTAAATGAGCTTCGTTCATTTTACCAGTTGCTTTTTTGTTCTTAAGGCCGACGATAACTCCTTCTTCACCTTCAGGCTGTAGATCTAATGGACGGAAGTCATGGGTATCGCCATTGGCTACACGATACTTTTTACCAGTTTCTTCGTCATGGATGTACTCAGGCAAATGTTCTTTGTGGGTAAATGCCATGGCGACGTTGTCTCCTCCATTAAGACGTCGACGCATCTGTTTCCAGTTGCTATGTGGATTGTCTACACCATGCTGACTGACACCAGTCGATGAGTATGTGTAATGGTGGTTCGGTGCTATCGGATTAGTATTGTTTTTGGTGTAGTCGTAGAAGGTCACATCAGGGTGTGCTTCAATGATGGACTTGTGTACTCGTGGATTGATGTCGGATAGGACATTTAGTCTCACGCCCAAATGGTTATTGTTCTGTGCGGCAATGGCTTTAGCGTCAGAGATCTCATCATGAAGCTTGACTGCAAATGAATGTGGATCATGGATAAAACCCAATGTCTTACGTAAGCTATTGAGTCGTGGGCCTTTAAACTCAGATAAGTCTTTTCCACCACCTAGTTTGAAGTAGTTGCCTGAGGTTTTTCCTAAACACTCTGCTTTGCATGAATGAGAGTTTGGACAAGTGTTGAACTTACCCTTTTCAAATGCTGGTGCAAGAGCCAATCCAGTAGTTTCTACTCCACGCCCATCAGGAAGCTTGATGGCTTCTTCTTCGCCCTTCTCGGATTTGATCAACTTAGCATTCTTACCCAATAGGTCTTTGGCACCGTTGTTGCTGTTGCGACCAATATGTTCTGCTAATGCTTCAGAAGCACGAATACTATTTGCCGCTCTAGCTTCAGGGTGCAGGCTCAAATGGTGAGCTATCGCTTCATCAAATGCTTTAGCTAATGAACTTATAGTTGGGTTTTCATGGTCATATGGGGTGAAATGTTCGGGCGTGGGAGCTGGTGCTTTGGCTTGAGCAATAGCGAACTTAGGCTTGGCTCGTCCACCACTAGCCATAGATTGTGGCTGAGGCTGTCCTCCACCCATGGCTTGCATATCCTGACCTTGTGGAGTCATAGATAGCATGTTCCCCATTGGAGGAGTTGGGCCTTGTGGAATTGATGGGTTAGCACTTGCACCGGGTGAACCTCCGGGAGCTTGCTGTGGAGCAGGCATCAATTGTTGACCGGGCTGATTAGGGTTCATGTCAATACCACCCATTGGGCCAAGCTTGGGAACTTGTGTTCCGCCTACGGACGGCTTGGTATCTTCCAATGGAGTAGGGGACATGAAGATTTTAGGTTCTACGTCCATGGCTTCATTGACGCCAATGCTGTCCATCTGAATAGGGTTACGGTTTTGTGCGAGCTCTATTCGCATCTTAGCTAAATCAGGGGTCATTGTTTTTCCTTGTACGTAGCCGCCCTCAGCATAGAGGTCAGGCAATTTGATTGCTGGTCGTCTAGGTTCATCTTCCTCACCACTATGTTCTGGGTAGACTAAGTTATTACTTGATGCCAACTGTTTCTGTAGTGCATTGATGTATTCTTCTCGATCACGACTAGGGAAGTCTTCACGCAACGCGCCCTTCATGTGTATCTGGATAAGGTTCTTTGACTGACCCTTATTAGCTAGGGCACGGTTACGATGCCGACCTTCATGCCCTGTAATGTGTGGGATGAGCGGAATTCCAGTCTCATCCTGATACATGTCAAGAT